CCAGTGTTTCCATTGGAATACTCCATGAGATATTGCTTACCAGTTAAATCTGATGAAAATTTAAACCATCCAACAAGAGTAATATCATCGCTATATTCTGGCGTCACACCTGTTCTTTTTACGTTGATAAAATTTTTATTAAAAGCGGTATGATCTAAATCTTGGGCTAATCTATTTTGAATATCATTATAAATGTCATTTCTATCACCCCTTAAAGATGTATAAAATAAAACTTCTTGAAATCTTCCTTTAAATGTTTTATCGAAGCTTTCATCAGAGCCAATTGAACCTACAATATAATTATCTCTTCCAGTAACTACATACCCAGAAGCGTAATTTTGCCCAGTCCCTAAACCTACTATTCCAGATCCATTATCTTCGTCGAACTTAGAAAAAGAGTTTATAGTGTATTTTTCTCCTAGTGTTACTATTTCTCCAGTATACGCATAACCATGCTTTGTTGCATCAGTGTCTCCAGCTACACTTCCTCTTGCAAACGCATTTTGGTCTCCTCTTTCCGTATAAAGAATTAATCTATTATTACTGCTAATAAGATTAAAACCTAAACCATAATCTTTTTTACCTCCATTATAGTTTTCTCCAAAAATATAAGAATTATTATATGCAGTATTACTGCTGCTGGCTACAGCATTAGCATCAAGAGAAACAGTTGCGAAAGCTTCTATTCCATCTACTCCTGAAATATGAGTGCTTAAATCGCTTGGTTCGTCGTTAGTAAAACCCTCTGTTTTTATATCTAGAAAAGCATTTCTGCTACCACTTCTAAAAATCATTGCTGGCTTACTATCTAAAGTGATAAATTGACCGCCAGTTACTATGTATGGCATATATCCAGTGTTATGCGAACCACTTTGACCAGAAGCGTGTTTGCCTCCAAATTGATCATAAAGTTTTGAAACCACGCCGTCTGTTCCTATATCAGCCAACAAAGTTCCATCTTCAAGATCTGTAGCTGTATATGATCCAGTTGTATTAGTATCTACATCTACAACATCTACAACATATTGATCTCTATCTCCGTTTAAGTTGAATAAAGAATATCCATGATCAGGGTTTCTATCAGAAAAATCTCTAAATCTAACTCCAGACATATCATAATCTCCAGTAATCATTGGATAGTTTACAGCTTTATTCTGGCTTCCAGTTCTATGAATTACCATAAATTCTCCAGAGTAATTTGTGCCTGTTTTTTGTGCAAACAACATTTGATTGTCATGATCGTATTTATAAGCTGCTCCATTGTATTCTTCTAGGATAGTTTCTCCTGTAGGACTTATACTAGAAGCTCCAGATGTAGCTATGTTGATTGTATTTTGCGGCAAATTATTATTTAATAATATATTAAAAGAATCTATATCTGTAGCTATGTAAGCAAAAGTTTCATTGCCATTAAAAGCTTCTACATTTTCATCATAAGCGTTCATATCGAACTTGGTAGTAGAAGTTCCTGTTATATTAGTAGTGGCAAAAAAGTTTTGTGTATCTTCGTCTTTTTTTTGTAATTGAGTTAAGACTTTTGGATTTGATGCAAATGTTTCATTAAAAGTTACTTCAATAAATGACGAGCTTTGATTTTTATTAAATTTTCCTACTTCAATGGTTTTTGAATTATTTTCTAATTTGAATACTCCTGTAGGAGATGCAAAATAGTAATAATCTGTTTCAGTTGTTGAAACACCTGTTACAAAGAATCCGCTTCTAGTAGTCCTTACTCTCCCTATTGGCTTTTGTTTCCCAGTAATAGATCCATCAGTAACTTGCTGAATAAAAACCATAGGAGCCTCATCATAAAATTCAGTATCACTTTCGAACTGAATGAATTGACCATCAACTCCTAAATCTGCGGAACCACTAAGAGTAAAGAAATTTCCTTGGAATTTTAATCCAGTCGGAGCTATATATCTTCCATCTCCAGTATATCCAAAAGCTTCGTCTATTTGTGTTTTGGTGACAGTAAAAGTATTTTCGTTTGTTAAAGTTTTAAATTCTCCACTCTTCAGATCACCTTCAGAATTATATAAATTTATAATCTGCTCTGATACTGATTGCAATACTTCGTTCCCGCTATTTTGGAAAATATCTTCAAATGCCATGTTGTAAGTTGCAATTATATTTGGATCATCCTCTGCGAAAGATATATTTGCAAATCCAGTTTCATTTGTATTATCATATCCACTTCCAGTAAAATCAGTAAGTATGCTAATGTCTTGATACTCTATAAACGAATCTGTTGCAGCATCCAATCCAAAATCATCTGCATCTGTTGTAAAGCTAACTGTCGCCGCATTGTTACTTCTTGCTAAAACAGGTATAGTATTTTCAGAAAAAACATTTATTGCATAATCCCCTATTTGATCTATTTTTGCCGCACCACTTAAAGTTACTACTGTTGTGGCGGAAGAGCTTTTATTGAATTGTGAAATTACTTGATTTCCATTTGGTTCCTCCAAAAATACAACAAATCTTTCTCCAGCAGGAGAGCTTCCGTGAGTTATGGTTATAGGAAGATTTTTAGATCCGTCTAAATTATCAGAAAAATCGCCAGTAGCTACTGAAGCAGGAGCATTTGGCCTCGTAACATCTGTTAATTTTAAATCTGGTTGAAAAGTATCTTCATCCAAATCAAACTGTAAGTTTTCTTCTACAAATTTATACTTTCCAGTGTGATGAATCACACCAATCACATTATAACCAAAATCATTATTTTCTGATACATTCATTACTCTGTAATATTTTTGCTCTCTTCCGCTTATATCTATGGAATATCTAGATTCAGGAATAATATTAGCAGATATTTCAGAGAACCATTGACTCGGTTTGTTGATGTGGTCAGAAGCGCCACTTTTGAAAGTTCCAGTTACATCAATATGTATAGCTATGCCTTCATCAAGTATATCATAAGTATGACCAGACCCACCAGTAATCATCTTTAAAGATATCATTTGTGGGTTATTTATTTTTTGGTATAAGGAATTTTCAGATGATGGATTCTTATAAAATTCGTCTATTCCGCTTCTTCCAATTCCATTATATATGTGAATATTTCCACCGCCTGTTATTAAATCTATTTCATTACTATTTATGGATGGTTCTATTATTATTGATGCTGGCCCTAATCCAGTTTGAAAGTCACCCGTTCCTGTTGCATCAGGATCAAAATAAATTGCTTCTCCAGAAGTTTTTAATACTGTCCCAAAGTTTTTAGAGAAGTTCCTCATCTCATCGTCAATTTGAATAATGTCTCCAGGCTGCAATAATAAAGCTTCAAATCCTACATTAAATGAAACAGTTTCTGTTGTGTTAGCTGATTCAAATAACATATATTTTGCCATTCTGTGTGCTTGACCTCTTGAAGTCACACCTAAACCTGGAGATTGTTTAACATTCAAACCAAACTTTTTCACAGATTCTGGATCTTCAACATATTCCGTTTTCGGAAGAAAGTTAGATCTTTTATCTAAAAAAGTAACTTCCACAGCAGATAATTTCTGACTTCTATCTGAATCAGTATATGAAAATTCTCCATTAACGACATTCAAATTATTAAACATCAAATGAGGCGAAAGTTTTAATTCTTTTGGCGGCACAAAACTGCCATCAGGCAAGCTATTTTCAAAACTGGTTGTCCTGTTAAAATCTTCAAAGAAGTGAGGTCTATCTACTCTTACTCCAACTGAAGAATTATTGTAAAAAGTTATAGCTCTAAAAGTATTAGATAATTCTTGCAACATTTCTATTGCATCCTTTTGATCTTTGATGTGTAAATTGCAACTAAATCTAGGTTCTAGACCACCAAAACCATCGTCCAAACCCAGGAACGCCCCAACACCAGAAGCATTTGTTGTCCTACTTCCATCGTTCATAGTCACAGCGTCACAATACATTCCGATTTCATATAGAGACCATTTATCAACTATATCAGTATCTCTTAATTTGGCCCCTATTCCATACCTAGTATTAATCAGCAAATCATAGTAAATCCAAGCAGGATTGTCTGTCCAATCAAATTTAAACGTCCCGTCCCAAGCCCCAGAATAAATTATGTTACCTTTGGTTGATCCATCATCTGAAAATCTTCTATCTATTCCATTTTCTTCTATAGGGTGATAGTTAGACGGTATTAAAACTTTTTTTCCTTTTGTTCTAAAAGTTCTAGTTGGAACGCTTGGGTAATATTTAGAGTCTATTGATGTAGCTATAGTTGCTGAATTGGGATATAAAAATACTTCATCTCCCTTTTCTACTATAGAGTTTACCCCAGCTTCTCTTTTAACCAAGTTAGATATAGTTTCATACTCTAATTTTGTTACTTCGACGTAATTATATAAATCATCGTTACTTAAAGTTGGTAAATTAATATTCTCTAATGAAATAACATATGGACTAGAAATTATTCCAGTTACTTTTACTTGTCCATTTCCATTACCCAATGAAACTGAATTTTTTGCCCTAGTTGTAAAAGTCGCAAATTCTTCAGTTTTTACGCCATTCTTATCAATTTTACCAGTTAAAATTAAAAAAGTTACCGATAAAGGTAAAGGAGTACCCATTTTAGATTTTCCTGCATCATTTTCTTTTTTAGTGGAAAAACTTTTTGTATCCTGCAAAGCATCTATTTGTAGATTAATATTTATTCTTGTTATGTTTGAGTCGTAATTTGTATACAAATAAGGTTTTGGATTAGATTCTACTGGTACAAAATTTTGCCAATTTACAAAGTCTCTTGCAGATGTCCCTTCTCTTCTTATATCTTTACTACCTGTTCCTTTTCTTGATCCATTATCAGCCGCCCCTTCTTTTACGACACCATTTCCTCCTGAAGCTGAAAATGGTTCAATTGCACTTGTTAAAATTCCACCTATATTTTTTCTAGAATCAATTGATCCAACAGCAGTAATTCTTACATTATCATCTCCATATGCGCTTCCTATACCTTCAATTTTTGAAACGGTAAAACTTTGTCCATTTATTCTGCTTTCACTGGTTCCATCTACCTCTATTGTAATACCCAGACCAGGATGTAAATTTTTCAACACCGCACTTTCGCATTCAATCTCTAATTCACAAAAAATTGCAAAACTTGTTTTGAGTGCCTTGGCTAAAAGAATAAGCTTCAAAAATGCGCCAAGATTACCACCAATACCTCCTAAAACTTCATCTATGTTACTTTCGAACGTCCCTGTAATACTTGTTAAAGATACAGTATCAACTGTACTTCCCATTGAATACCTACCCTTCAAAGGTGTAGATACCTTAACAATTCTTTCAGGACTTGCTCCAATTAAAGGAGCTTCTTGGAACTCTCCTCCCAATCTTAAAGATACATCATATTTAGCTAAATTCGGGCTATTTCTTTCATCTCTCAAAGGCGTATCATCAAAATAAACGCCTTTATCTATTCCATTTGTAGAACTTCCTATAATATTATCTGAGCTTGAATAGTTTTTTGTTGCTCTATTTTCAGTATTAGCATCTCTTAAAATAATTTCTTCTACATCAAGCTCATAAGAGCCTGGAACACCACTATTTGAAAATGTTAAAGCTAAAGCAAACCCTCCATCGGGTATAGTGAAAGTAAATGTATTTTTCCCTAAAACTATTGACTGATTTCCTTCGCTAGTAGCTCCTGCTTCTAGACCAGATCCGCTATCATTTGTTAAATCAAAAAAATTATTCCCCACTATATTTGTGCATACAAAAGAAACTTCTATTTCTTTCTCTCCATCTATTCTAGTAAATGGTGCATGTATATAAGATTCGTTGCTTGATGTGGAAGTAAATGAACCTAAACCTAAAGAATCTGTATCTGTTCCAACAGAAATACATCTTTCAGTATCAATATCTTTAGCAGAATTCAAAATTATGCCCCTTTGGTCTACTAAACCTTTAATCGGCCCCTCACTGATTATATCCAAAGCTTCATAAAGTTGATATCCTATCTTTGTAAAAGATCCATCTGGAGGCATCATGTACGCTGGTTTAGCGCCCTTCTTGCCGCCAGCGCCAGCTACCTTTATCTTATTTTGAAAAATTTTTTTAAAATAACTCATTCTTGATCAGCATCCTCACTAATTATATTGGTGCTAATGACATTAGATCCAACTTTTATTTCTCCATAAACTAATGGTACAGGAAAACCTTGCACAGCGTTGTTTTGAAAATTTGAAAAAATATAACTAGAAGTCTCTAGTTTAGACTCTACTTGTCTTTCTGGCGGCTCTGGCGGCGGAAAAAGTAAAGCATTTAATCCTTGCAAAATTAAACTCACACCAAGATTAAAAGCTAATTTACCCAGAAAAGTTCCTTTAAGAGCGGCTAAACCAGCCACTTTAAGCAAACCTGTACCTACAGCTATAGCAATAAGACCAGAACCAAATATACAAGGCACTATATGAATTTCTTTTGGCGGTCTTTGGTTTAAAAAATCTTCTGGTTTTTTGTATTCTTTTTTGGGATTTTCAGGGTCTACAAATACATAATCCATATTTGATTTAAGATTTGATAAAATCGCATTCCTAAATCCAGGATTATTAGCGTTGATGGCAGAAATTATTTCATTTATCCTACGAACTTTTAATTTATGCTTTTTGCCATAAATTTTTCCCAAAACGCCATGTATAATTATGCTAGTCATCCAAAATATCCTTTAAATCATTTACACATTTTTCAGGTCTTTCAAAGTAAGGCTTGTCAAATATAGAAAACTTTTCTGTTTCTAATGAATATATTAAGAAAGGATACAAGCAATTTGCAGAATTTTTCTGATCTAACTCTGATGGATTTTCATCGCAATCTATATGGCTATGAAATATAGCTACTAATTTGCCGCTTAATTTTCTTTCCAAGAAATCAAAAGGGTTTATTAGAAAATAATCATCGTCATCAGAGTGATTTACAGCCTTTTCAAGATTTAATTGACCATCCTCTAAGCAAATAAATCCACAAACTTCTCTCATTGGCGATGATTGAGAATAATCTATAATTTCTTGCTTTAATTTATTGTTTTGGCTGATATTCATATGTTCCAGGAAATCCTCCAAATCTTAAATTAGAATTAAATCTTAGCTTGCAATCACTTATCTTTTTAGAACATTCATCTTTTTGCCAATTTCTAGATATAGAAGGGAAATTTGAATTTCCAGATACATTATCAGCCACGCAAACATAAAAAGTCTTTAATCTTTCTGCTGGGGCATCGAAATCTGTTTCAGTATCTGCCCTTAAAGGTATATTTTCTATCTGGATATATGCAAAATCACCCTTGTTGTAAGTAGTCGTACTTTTCCATAATCCTTTATCCGTAGTTGGTGTTACAGTTGCTCCAGATGAATCTTTAAAATCTGTTGAGTTTGCTGTTTTTTTAGGGTCTCCAGCGTACCTGCAACCATGTCCTCTATAAATCCAAGTGCAATATCTAGCATAACAGTTTCTATTTGGCAAAAATACATTGTCCATTTCAAAAACTGTAGACAGTTCAAATTCTACAAATTCTTTATTTTCTGACACTCTACGATTTATGTAAAAAATTTCATCTGGTAAGTGGTCAGTAAAACTAGCAGTAGAACTTTGTGAGCTTAAATCATAAAATGGATTTTCTCCACCCTCAAAATTACTATCATCTAAAAATTTTGCAAAGGTTCTTTTTCTAATTACTTTTGCGCCAACTAAATTATTATATAGTTTTAAATACTTTGATATTTCTAATTCAATGTTAGCTACCTTTAACTTAGGTCTTGGAAGTTCGTTATCTGCTCTTGTTGTGAAACCTTCTGATTCCAAAGGTAAAGCTAAGTAATCAATTCCTTGCCAACTTATTTTTTCGCCAAATCCTTTTTGCATGGGGGCGAAAGCTAAAAAACTATTTTGATCATCTGGGAAATTATAATAAATCAAGTAAAATTCTAAAATTTGACTCGCATCTTTAGACAATGCTTCCCTTGCTACTTCCCTGTTAATACCTTGTGACATATTTTACTTTACACTTTTTGTGTCAAATTTATAATAAAATATGGTCGATGAAGTTAAAGACAAATTCTACGTTTTTCAAAAAGAAATCTGCCCAATAATTGATTTAGTTACCGAAGATGAATACGATTTTATAAATAAAACCGTTTGTCATATTAGTGAAGACGACATTTACAATCACAAGCATCTATCCACCTACTCATATCCTATTAGCATTTGTGAAGGATCTACAAATTTTAGTAGGTTTATTTTTGGCACAAAAACTAATCACAATTTGTTTCAAAAAAACGCAGAAAAAATGTTAGAATCTTTAAACATTGAAGAGTCAAACCCTGATGGATTTCAGTGGTATGGTATCGGGTGGGATATAGAAAATGATGAAATCAAAATTTATTTTTTAAGTGAAGATTTTTCTCAAATTTTTTGCAAAGAATATAGAAGAAGTTCCGCACTAAAACTTAGAGATAAAACTTATCAAGTTGGCGAATTCATCACAAAAATGAACAAAGATGAAGAAATTGTAGAGCAAATAAACACAAATTCGATTCGCCATGAAGTTGTAGAAAAAATGTTAAGCTTAGGATTCAGCCTTGATACTTACAGCAAATATAAAAATAAAGAAACTTTTTATTTTGATTAACATGAATAACTTAACTTTTTCAGAAGAAGCCGATTACAGAGAAGCTTATTTGATTGCCAAAATACAATTCAAAAAAATTATAAAAAATTTTAACGAAGCTCAATTTAAGCTACTCTTTGACCAACTTTTTCATGACAAAAAAAATTATAAATTATTTCTAAAAAAAGATAATACGTTATTATGCGGAGCTTTAGGTTATATTCACCAAGACAGAATCTTTATAGACATTTTCTTTTGGAACAGGCTAATGGAAGAATATAGCATGAACACAGTTAGGTATTTTTTTGAAAAATTCTTCAATAAAACCTCTAAAATGGGTATAAAATCCGCCATTCTCCCGTTAGACTTGAATAGAAAGAAGTTCAAATCATTTAAAAAACATAATGAAATATTTTTTAGATCAGAAAAAATGTTCGATTTAAAAGACGAATATATAAAAACAATTTATACCCATCACCACCTTTTAGAAATAAATTACAAATACTATTTTTCTCAAAATGAAAAAATTCACATTAGGTAAAAACAAAAAAGTAAATTTCATAAGGATACCTAAAAATGCAAGTTCTTCTTTGTATCAATTTTTCGGCGTAACAAATACTATTAGGGATGATTATTTGCCTCTCACATCAGAAAAACATAAAAATATTTTTGCCCCTTCTCATTGCTCATTTGATACAGCTATTTCAGTTTTAGGAGATGGAATATTGAGATTGCCAACCTTTGCGGTTGTTAGAAATCCTTATGATAGAGTTGTTTCAATGTACTGTTTCGCTAAAAAATACAATCTTTTTGATGTATATGGACAAGATGAACTTAATTTCTTGCAGTTTTGTCAAGGTATTTCAACGCAGGACGATAATTTTTTCCATGCTTGGCCTCAATTTAAGTATTTTCAGAACCATAAAATAGATTTAATTAGGTTTGAAAACTTAGAAGAGGAGTTTTGGGATTTTTTGCATAAAAATAATTTAAAAAAATTTTATAAAAATGCTGGAAGAAAATTAAAAAAAGAAAATCAAACTCAACACGAAAATTACAAGAAGTATTTTTGCGCTGAATCAAAAAAAATTATAGAAAATATTTGGGAGCAAGATTTAAATGATTTAAAATATACTTTTTAAAAGGTATTTGGTGTAAAAACTATATATGGCAGATAAAAAAATATCAGATCTTACGGATATCCAGAATGGAGTTATATTAGATTCAGATTTTATGGTTGTTGTAGATTCTTCTGCAAATGAAACCAAAAAAATAAGGATAGAAAATATTTTCTCTTGCGAGGGTGTTGTAGGCGCTTGTTCTGGTCAAGCTTGTGGTAGTTCTGCCATTGTTGTTGGTGGTAACCAAAATACAGGAGACGGTAATTGTTCTTTTATAGGTGCTGGATATAAAAATAGAACTTTAGATGATAGAACGTCAGTAGTTGGAGGTTCTAACAACTGTCCTTCTGGTGAAGATTCTTTTATAGGCGCTGGCTATAAAAACAAAACCTTAGATGATAGAACGTCAGTAGTTGGAGGTCGTTTCAACTGCGCTTCTGGTAACGATTCTTTTATAGGTGCTGGCTATAAAAACGAAACCTTAGATATATACGCATCAGTAGTTGCAGGTCGTTGCAACTGCGCTTCTGGTGTCGATTCTTTTATAGGCGCTGGCTGTAAAAACGAAACCTTAGATAGATGCGCATCTGTAGTTGCAGGTCGTTGCAACTGCGCTTCTGGTGATAATTCATCTGTAGTTGGCGGGTATGAAAATACTACCTGTGCAAATTCCAGCTTTATTGGCGGTGGTAATTGTAATCTTACAAAAGGATCTGCTTCATTTATCGGTGGCGGTAGCAATAATTCTTCGTGTGGAAATTGTAGTGTTGTAGTTGGTGGTGATGGAAATAAAACCTTAGATACTTGCACATCAGTCGTTGCTGGCAAAGGAAATTGTGCGTCTGGAGATAATTCTTTTATTGGCGGTGGTTGCGACAATAAAACTTGCGGCCCCCATTCCGCTATCGCTGGCGGTTCTGATAACGAAACTTACGCCACTAACGCTTTTATCGGCGGAGGTTGCTTAAATGTAGCATCAGGTAGCGGCAACACAGCAATAGTTGCTGGACATTCCAACTATTTATGTTGTACAGCAATTAATTCTGTTATTGCTGGAGGCTGTTGCAATAAGATTGACAGCGATCAATCTTTCATCGGCGGCGGTTATTTTAACTGCACTACTGGAAACAATTCTTTTGTTGGAGGTGGCGGTAGATATGAATATGTACCAGGAGGCGGAAATTTTTGTGGCAATGGTGCTTATGGTGACGCTTCTGCCGTAGTTGGTGGAGCGGGTAATGTAGCTAGATGTTGTTCTTCTTTTATTGGCGCTGGAGATAATAATTATAGTGATGATAATTTTGCTGCCGTTGTCGGCGGCATAGCTAATTGCGCATCTGGAAATAGTTCTTTCATCGGCGGTGGTAGTGGAAACAGCACTTTAAATGGATGCACATTAGTAGTTGGCGGTGAAGATAATATAGCTTCAGGTATTCGTTCATCAGTTGTTGGTGGCTGCACGAATACATCTAATGGCTCTTCCTCCTTTATTGGTGGCGGTACTTCTAATTGTGCTTTAGGGCCTGTTTCAGTTGTGGCAGGTGGTCTTGCAAATCATGCCAGCAACTGTGTTTCATTTATTGGAGGTGGTCGTAATAATTGTGCCAATTGTGAAGCATCTAATATAGGTGGAGGTTGCGGCAACATAGCCAGCGGCTGTCTTTCATTTATTGGAGGCGGTTGCAACAATAGAACCTTTTCTTCATGTACGACTGTAGCTGGCGGTTTTGTAAACTGTGTTTCTGGCTGTTTTTCATTTATTGGCGGTGGGCGCACTAATAAAGCTTGTAGCAACCTCACTACTGTAGCTGGCGGTATGTCTAATATAGCTTGCAATGCTGGCTCTACTGTCGCAGGTGGCCGTGGTAATTGTGCAATTGGTACATATTCTTTTGTCGGTGGCGGTTGCGCCGCTGGTGGAAATAGAGCTTGTGGAAATAGAAGTGTTGTTGTGGGCGGAGGCGCAGGTTACTATGCTAGTAATATTGCTGTCGGAAGTTACTCTGTTGTTGTAGGCGGCGGTGGCGCTTACGCCAACAATAAGGCCAATGCCCAAAACTCTTTTGTGGGAGGTGGCGGAGGCGCATTTTATAGCCAAGCTGCTTGCGGTAGCTAC